GGTGTCAAGAATTTTGGCTTTGCCGTAGACATCGTTGCCTTCAAGCCGCAGATCCTTGATCAAGTGAGACACGCGCTCTAGGTTCACGGTTGGACCTTCGGGGTGTCCAAGTTCGCCCATTGCGCGGTTGGTCTTTACATATTCGCTCTGATACCGACCAAGTTCCTTCTCCATGACAGCCATTGGGTACACGCGACCGTTGCGATTCTTCGCTTCAGCCTGCATGAACACGCCTTCAATAAAGTAGTGCTTCTGACCGTCTTTGGTTTCGGTCAGAATGTTGATGTCCTGAACTGTTTCGGTGATGAGTTTCACTTCTTTACCGCCTTGCCGCCACGACCATATAGCGTCTTGGAGGCTCGTTCCTTTTTTAGTTTCTTCACAGCAGTGTCGTAAGCCTTCTCAAGTCCTTTGCCCTTCTTGATATGAGCAGGACTCTTGGCTTTGCCGTCTTTCCACATTCCCTGACGATTATCGGGATTCGTATATGCCCAAGCCTTATAGTCAGCACGATCTATTGCGCGATTGTGTTCACGCGCACGGGCAGCGGTGATTGCCATCTCGTCTAGTTCGGCTTCTTCTTTCACGGCACCAGCGGGAACGCCCTTGCCGAGTTTAGCCTTGTAGCCTGCCTTCTTGATTGTAGCGCGAGCAGCCTTGAACTTGTCTTCGCTTGCACCAGCAGGAACGCCGGTGTCAGGAGAGGTCTTGGCTTCGTTGAACACGCTGTTAGCCACATCGTAACGAGCCTCGTCCAATGCAAGAGAAGACTTGGCGTAGAGCGACTTGAAGACCAATTCCTTGGCTTCAGAAAAACTCTTGTTAAGCAGTGCTTTTGCAATCAGTTTATTGGTGTCCATACATCTCTCCTTTGGCGACAGTATTATTTAGTTTTCGTCTGTGTTTGACTGTGTTTCTTCTGCGTCTGCGGGGGCTTCTCCCCGCAGCAAATCGTTTGAAATATACTCTCGCTCGGTATCTATGCGCTCTGATACCTTGTCACGAAGGGACGAATATATGGCAGTCTTGAATTCTTCAAATGAATTTAGCATGATTTACCTTACTGATTGAATCCCTTTTCGTCATCAGGAACGATTTCACCAATTGTTACCTGTGGTTGTTGCCCTGCACCTTGTGGGGCAGGAGCGGCGGGGGCAGGTGCCATTTCTGGCGTGGGCATAGCCCCTGCTTCCTGTCCAGGCATCATCAGCACACCACTCTTTTCTTCCATAGTGATTTGTTTATCTATTTGCTCTATGTCGTCTTCGGTTTGACGCAATATTTTTCTACGAACCCATTCACGGGAGTAGTACTTGCCAACAAAGTCTTCCGCGTCACGAGCGGACTGTAGACGATCCTTGAGTATTTCACTTTCCTTGAGTTCGGAGAAGTGCGAGTCCTTGGCAAATTGGAATCCAATACGATCTTCGATTTCTTCCCACTCGTCCTCACGGATGATACCCTTGAGAACCAACTGCACACGCAGCAGTTCAAGGAACAGTTCAGAGAACTTCATGCGTAGGCGTTCAATAAACTTGAAGAACTTTACTTCATCGCGGCTAATCTCGGAAGCCTTGCCCAAGTTGAAGCCCGTGCCTTCTTCAAGACGCGAACTTGGAACATTCAGAGACTGAAATAGTTTCTTTTGGAAGTACTTGACATCTTCCATTTCCGAAAGATTCTGCCCGCCCTCAAGCGTCTGAATCTCTGTGCCGCGACCGCCTTCGCGTCGTGGCATCCAGAAGTCCTCAAGCATGGACAGGTGCTTGCGTGCGTCTTGCACTTCGCCCGTGCTGGAATCGTACATGAGTTTGTTACGATACCGCTGCATGAGTCCGCGCACATACTCTTCTGCCTTTTGCTTGGGCAGATTGCCTACATCCACATAGAACACGCGCCGCTCGGGAGCGCGGGTGATGCGATAGATCACCACTGCGTCTTCAATCATGCGGAGTTGGTTCAGTGCCTTGATAGCCTTGTGCAGATATCCAATGATCTTTTTGTGATACGCATCAAACAGTCCACTGTGAACAAAGCAGATGGAGTCTGGCTGAATCTTCAACCCTTCCATCGACAGGGCAGTGGAGTTTGGCTCCTGCTCGTTGAACACATAGAACTCTTCAACCGAGGTAACCACTTTGACATTAGCAGGAGCCATCTTGTCAAGAGGCTTCTTGTTGATCTTGCGAACCTTACGGATCTTTGTGGGATCAATAGGACGCAGTTCTACAATACCCTTCTTCTTGTTCTTGTCATCAATAATGATGTGGTAGTACAGGCGGCTGTCGATGTACCACTTACGGAAAATCTCGTAACTGCGGCGCGAGAAATCTAGCAGCCCAAGAATTTCATCAAACTCTGCTTCCACCTTGTCCTTGATGGACTTGGACTGTTTCAGATTGGCAGTGTCAATCTTTACGGTTTTAAAAGTTTCATCGTACACAATGGCTTCATTGCAAATATCCGCAATGGCAGATTCCACTTCAGGGTGGAGTGCCATGTCGCGGTACTTGCGAATGAGTTCAATGTCGGACTTGATGGTGCCATCAAAGTCAACCACTGTTCCAAAGTATCCACCAACCTCTATTGGTACTGAGCCGTCATCCTGCTCGGGTGCGACAAAGGAAAGAGACTTCTTGGGAGTTTCCTCCACAGAAGTCTCTTTTTTAGAGATAGTGAATCCAAATAGATTAATAGCCATGAATAAAGAATCCTGTCAAAAGGAGCGTCAGAAACCGGGACCGATATTGATTCCGGTTCTCTGCACCGTGGACTGAATGTTCTCCTGTCCAGTACCCGTAGCAGGAACTGCTCCACCTGGAGCGGCTTCCCACCATGAGAAGTTAATGGTGACAGGGAATTCGGCAATCTGATCGTTGTTTTCAAACGAAAGGTCAATTGCACCAACTTCACTTGGATAGCACCCAATGAAGTTGTATGTACGGAGTGCTTCGCCATCGCGCTTCAATTGCGTTACAGACCATGTAGGCATGAAACGCATGAAGTTTGTCGGAGCCACATTAGAGACATGGGAATTGAATGTCATGCTCCAAGCCTCGAAATACGAACGCAGGCTCATGTTGGCATCAGAGATGATCGTGATAGTCCAGTCTTGGAATGTACGATCTCCTGGCAGTTTGATGCGGCGACCACGATACGGAACCTCAATGGTTCCAAGCGAGGACGCAGGAATCTGTGCTGCCTTGCACAAGAACGAGATGGCGCGGTTGTTCGAATATCCGGGAATGTTTCCCGTGACCTTGAACAGATTAGTGCGAACACCACCGCCAGCGAAGGCGTTTACGAAACCCTGAATGTTATTTGATGGATCTACTGGCATGGATTACTCCTTAGTCTTATTTAGACCTTAACCGCCGACTTCGCTGAAGTTTACGCCTGTCTTTGTTGCAACAAAGTTCAGGGAGATGAAGTTTACGCTACGGGTTGGCTTGACAAAGATGTCAGCCACGAACTCGTTGCGGTCAATTACTTCACCTGTGTTGTTGGTTTCATCGCACACCACCTTGAAGTCGGTGATACCACGGCGTGCCTGAATGGTCTTCAGGAACGGAACCACGAGGTTCTTGAACTGTACGCGAGTGAACTCATCGTTCTGCTCGAACAGGAAGAACTTCGAAGCGGTGGCAATCGCCTTCTCAAGAATGATGAACAACCGACGGACATTGATGCGGTCAAACGCGGACGGACGAGTCTGCATGGTCTTGTCGCCGTACAGAATGGTTCCCTCTCCTGGGAAGGACACCACAGGATTAATCTGACGGGTGTACAACTCGTCACGATGGGCTTCCTGTGTGGGGTTGTACGCCAACTTGACCACATTGTTGAGTTGACCACGGTTGAAGCCTGCTGGCGAGAACCACGCTTCGTTGGTGAACTCGGTACGAGCAACCAGACCCGCAATGTCCGCGTTCAGCGGCACAAGACGAAGCAGGTTGTTGTAAGTGTCCAACTGATACTTCCAACCGCTGTCAAGAACTGCGTAGGACGAATTGATGTTGAGTGTGGTGTCGCGGAAAGTCTTGAGGTTGTTCAAGGCTTGGTACGGCAGGGTGTTTGCCACATCGGTTGACGCACACGACACGAATGCCATGCAGTCAAGACGCTTTTCGCAGACATTTTGGATGATCAACTGCTCAAGCGTTGCCGAAGCATTACCTGTTGGCAGTAGAGACACATCCACCAAATCTGCATCAGCAAACTTGCTCCAACCGTTAGCCCAACGGAGGGAATCAGTTGGGAGAGAACTTACACCACCCGTGAGTTGGTAAGAGTTTACACCCGCACCAACAGCAGTGGTTAGACCAGGAGCCGCCCAAGATGTATATCCTGCCCCGAGATTGGAAGCAGTAGTGCCAAGATCAGCCGACAAAGCCCACACATAATTAGACTGATCATTGATGACAGTCTTGTAGTAGTTGCTGCTGCCGTCATTTTTGAGAGCATTGGTTGCGCGGGATAGTCCTTCAAACTTCTCAATCAGCGTGTTCTGTGTTCCCGTCCATGTACCGTCTTTGTCAAGAATAAGCACATTCACCAAATCGCCAGTACCACCGGCATCAGCGGCGTATGGAGTGGTTGCTGCATTGGAGCCAACCTTGTATGCGTACACACTCTTGATTGATAGTGCTGTTCCTACACTCTGTGTAACTGGAACAAGATCCGAAAGTTCCAGATAGATATGGTGTGCGCTCAAACCAGAGGCAGCAGGGACGAGTGCCGCAACGGCGTTATACCCACTGGTTACTCCATAGAAATCTTTGAAGACTGGAGCGATGGAATCAGAATATACAGGTGCGGCAGTGAGTCCGTTTGTGATTCTACGCACTCCTGAAACAGTAACCGAAGTTCCGTCACTGAATGTGACTTGATCTCCAACAGCAAAATACTTCTTGTCGAAAGTATTTCCCACCAAAACAGTGATGAAAGTCGCACCCTGTACAGCGGCTCCCGCAAGAATTGCGGCAGTAGTTCCTGATCCATTGGTGACAACAACTTTGAGAGAAGACCCAAGTGCGCCGGGATACTTGGCAGCAAACAAAGCGGAGTTGTTTGCTGATTGTGTTGATGCAGTGGTAACCGTGGTGCTAGAATTGAAATCGGTTTCGTTCTTAATAATAAAATTTCCAGCCGATGCTGCATAGCACACGCCAAGAGCGGTCACGCTTGCGTTGTTAGCCGTGGCACCAACCACACGCACAACCTGCATATTGTTGCCGTAAGACAAGAAGTTGGCAGGGGTGTAGAAGTCGATGAAGTTATCGTTTTGCGGCTTGCCGAAGATGTTAGCCAGTTCGGTTGTAGCCGTAACCGTGACAATCTCATCGGTGGGACCCCAATGGAAGTAACCTGCAAAGCCGCCGGGAGTGGTGGCAATCGCAGGAACAATGGTGGTCAGGTCAATCTCTTTAATGCTTACGCCAGGGCTTACTCTAAATGCCATTTGTGTTTCTCCTTCGTGAAGAAGTCAATGCTTTGCGACTGTGCTTCTGTTTGTATGTATTATTTTGAAAGATTCACAAACGGGTCAGAAAGTCCACCCCATATCTAGGTTTTCGCCCCCATTCACTTTCCAAGATGTGCCACTGGCATCTGTAAAAGTATTTTCCGAAGCCCCTGTATCCACAAATCCAAAGGGGGTCATTTCTTCTTCCAAATTTTTCATTTGCTCTTCGTACAAGTCTTTACGGATATCACTGCCTGTAATGGACTTGAAATAGGCTTGGGTGGTGAGCCAACCAAACAGCACGAGCGTCATTACCAGATCGTCGTGGTGGTTGTCTTCTGCTTCAAACGAATCGCCTTTGGCTACAAACGAGCAAAACTCGTCCACTATATTAAAGTCTTCCACTATAAGTTTGGTGTCTTCAATCAGATTCTTCAGAATGGAGCAGCCAATGCGTTTCACCGCCGTAGAGGTTTTTACCCCCTTCATGGATCCGCCCCTGCCACCGAAACCGCCGTTCACCACTTGCCCCTTGCGCCCCTGTGTGGACACATACACCACATTGTCGTACTCCAAATCATCGTGCAGAATATCTGCTACCTGACCGCCAATGTCGTTTACCTCCACCAAACAGTACGCATTGTTGTACTGCCGCAGAATAGGATAGATGGCATTGGGGTACAACATGGGCGGCAACTCGTTGTTGCGGAAAGTAGCCACAACCCGATACGGAATAGCAGTGACATCCACTACAGTGAATGCGTGGTAGTCAAGCCCCTGTCCCCGTGCTGTGTCCACCACCGTGACATATTTGTGGTCAGGCATCGGGCGTTGATACACGCGCAACCCCTCTGCATTGTAATATTCGGGTGTGCGGTACACCATGCATTTAATTTTTTCAGGATGCACAAGTGTGTGCATGGAGCCAAGAAATTCACACTCAAACTCGGTGCGAAACTGCTCCGCTGATGTGTTGGAGATGGTTTGCTTTTTCCACGCTTCATCACGACCAGGCACATCGCTCCAATGCACCTCAATCGGTACATACTCGTTTTTTCCTTCTTCGCCAGGCTTTTTGCTAGCGTTCACCCAAAAGCGGTAGAACATATTCAAGCCCTTGGGTGTAGAGATGATTGTGACTTTCGTGCTTTGACCGCTGGTGATAGTGGGATACACGGACGAGAAAAACTCTTCTGCCACATTCTGCGGCACATACGCAAACTCGTCAAGGAAGATGTAGTTGAACGATCCACCACGCACCGCAGACGATGATGTGGCTGACGCAAGAATTTTGGAGCCGTTCTCCAATACAATGGATCCCTTGTTCCACTCCACCACGCCCTGCTGCAACCACATGGGCAGGTACTCGTAGGCTAGTTTCAAGCGACCCAGCAGTTCACGGGCGGTGTTTAGTTTGTTAGCCAAGATAGCCACGCTCATGCTTTGATTGAACAGCACATAGTGGAGCAGATACGAAATGATTGTGGTGGACTTGCCGGTCTGACGGGGCAGTTTGCCGATCACGAAACGGTTTTCGTGAATGATTTTAATCATTTCCTCTTGAAAGTCATACGGCTCGAAAGGCACCAAGCCCTTGTCGAGTGACACAATCTTCACATAGTTCTTGATGAAGTACAGGGGATCCTGTGAGCATTTCACATACTCTTCAATCTGCTCCGGTGAGAAATTGACATTTACTCCCGCTGCCTTCAGATTGGAATTTCCAAGATATTTATTACTCATTGGTCTTGTCGCCTTCAATCACATCACGCACATCAGGGCGGTTGTCGAACGCCTTGGTGGAAGAACGCGCAGAGTTAATAATGTCCTGTAGTTCCTTCGTAGAACCCACATAGATGGACTGATTGGTGGTGCTGTTGTTCGTAACGCTTTGATCCACCTTGCGGATGGTCTTTACGCGGTTGTGTAGATCCATGAGTTCGCGGTTGGTTTCCGCAAGTGTCTTGATCATCTGTGCTACAACTTCGTATGCCCGTGGCTGATCGCCTTCTTGGGCTACCTGAATCACGCCGTCTAGCGCGTTCTTGCCCATGTTGACAAGTTCCTTCAGGTTCTCGCGCACCACTTCGTAGTCGGTCTTGAGATCCTTTTGTAGTTTCTCATCGGTGAGAGGAACAGGATCAACCTTTGCAAGAACTGCATGAGGCGGAACAATAGACTTCACTGGCTCTGTTCCCAGAGCCTTTTCAATACCATCAAATCCACTCATGGTCTACTCCTTAAATATTCCAATCCACAGTTATACCACCCGATGCCATTCCTGCTGCGTATGTGGTGCCTCCACCTGACTGTGGCTGATACACCTTGGCATACGGAGTGTAATTGTTGGCATTGGAATTTGCACCACAGGCTCCAGAAATTCCAGTAATCACATCAGCGTAGTTACCGTGATCAGTTGTGCTGCCTGCGGTGAAGCCGTCCCCAAACACATCAAAATTCCACAGCCCTGCATTGATGGAGCGGATTTCCTTGTAGTTGCGTGTGGCTCCAAACAGGTAAGTTTTCATGGTGAAGTTCAGCGTGAAGATGATGGAGCGGCGGGTTTCAAAATCGCCTTCGTAGTCTTCTTCAGACGACACCGAGTTCAAGTACAGCGGAATGTCCACCTTCTTGTTGATGTCATCAAAGTTCACAGTCATCACAAACTCAGGAGCAAAGTACGGCAGAATCTGCTCCACGATACGCAGCCCGTCATCCATGTTTCGTACATACACATACAGTGCAAAATCAATGTTGTACGGCACTTCTGCGTAGGTGTAATTCACCCCAACAGGACTGCTCGTAGTGGGGCGCACAAAATTACGAGTGGCACTGTTGCGTTTGCGAGTGGCATCGTAGTTGTATCCTGCAATCTCAAACGCCAAGCGCGGCAGTGTGATCTGATTGGGATTTGTAAAATAAGGATCGCCCGCAAGCCGCACCTTGTACTTCTCTTTGGGAGCATACGAGATGGGCACCAAAAGGGTCTTTGTGCCACCGCTTTCGGGTTTGTCGATGTAGATTTGGTTGAACAGTGAACCAAAGGCTACCACCATGCGACGAATTGATCCGTTATAGAATGGGGTAAACATTAATATTTACCCTCGCTGAACGGATCAACTTGGGTGAAATCAAAGATGTCATCACGCTTGGCTTCCAGATCCAATTCCTCGTTGTCCTGCTGATCTTGGTGTGCCACACGCACATCACTGGTGTTGATACCAGAGATGGCGTAGGTGTATCCGCTGTCGTTGCCCGTGATGATGTCTCCCACCTCAAACACGCCTTCTTGCGTGTTGACACGAATATAGTAATTGCCCACAGTGGGACGCGGATACGGACGGTATTCAACGCGACCGTAGGCGTGTTTGTCGGCTGATGTGCCTGTGTACACTTCTTCGCCAGGATACAGATCGCCAACCCATGCTCCGAGTGTGAATCCAAGAGCGTAGGAAGACTTGATATTCATCACCGCATCCAGTTCGCTTTCGCCTGTGTCAATCTTCTCGTTGGAGTACTTGAAGGCTTCACACGACAGTTTAAACGAGTACCGATCTCCCGCAGGATAGAACGGGTTGTCCTGCTTCACGAATTTGATTTCCATCATGGAGTACGGATAGTCAAAGAATATAATGTCGCCTTCGCGTGGACGACCAAGACGCTGAATATCAGGATGGTGCCCCATGACATCCATGAACCGCTTTCGGGACACAATGAACACCGCTGAGTCTTTCACATCAAGCCCAAAGCGCGACATTTCGGAGTCGCCCTCAAAGCCTTCAGAGTTTTCCATGTACATCTCAATACGGTTGGCATCAAGAAATTCCGAAACTTCTTCGCCAAGAATCAAGTCTTCCGTAACCTTTTCGCGTGGAATATATATCATCTCATGCCCGTGGATCTTGATGACCTCGGTGGTGAGTGATTCAAGGAGGTTTTGCTCCCCCTTCTTGTTCCTGCGAAAATACGGATTGACTGTCATGGTTATCCTGTGATGAAGTCAGGTGGTTCCTGATACTTGAGCAGTACTTCTTCTTCAATAGCCTGTATTGCTGTAGTGGCTTCCTCGTAAAGACGCGCACCATTGAATGTGATGTTGCCTGGCAGCGGAATGCCCTCGTACTTAGACAAGTTGGCACCCCACTGCTGTTTGATGAGAGCCGTGGCGTATTTCTTTAGCATGGGATCGTTCCACGCTTCGCTGTACTCAGCGGGATCAATGATTGCGTAGCCCTCAATCAAAATGTATTGATTGGTGTCGAAATCATTCCAGTTCATGTCAATATTCAGTTTGTTGTTGTACTTGTTGAAGCGAATCTGCTTTTCGGGATCAAGCAGTTGCTGCAACATTTCAATGTACTGCATAGTGGACACATAGTAGTTCATGTTCATGTTGCCAGTACGGAGTCCGTAGAAATCCGTGAGTGCCATCTGATACCGAATATTGAAAATATTGTTCACTTGTAGGTTGAAGCCAACCTGAAACACTCTCGTGATATTAGCAATTTTTGGTCCATTGGGATCAAGACTGTCGGTGTTAATGTACTGATTGGCAATGTCCTGTGCAGTTACCTGATACTTCCAGTACTGCCGCTGCATACCCAACGAGTTCCAGTCATTGAAATACTGTATAGCCTGATCAAGACGATCTTCCACTTGGGAATCGTCCACATTGATTTCGATTACTGGCGCACCTAGAGCGCGGAGGCAGTAGTCTTTGAATTCTTGTCGGGTGGTTGGCTTCGCCATCGTGTCTCCTTTACCCCTATTTAGAAGACTACGCGGCTAGTCGTTTTCCTGATGTAACCTCTGCAACAATCTAGTCAATTCACCCTCACGGTTACAGATGCGGTCGCATTCCGCATCGGTGGACGGCAGATACAGCAGATTGTGCCCGTCTGTGATGTAGTGCCGAACTCCTCGTTCGTACACCCGCGTGTGAAATCCGTGTGGAGCCGAATACCGAGGCTCCAATTTCAAAAAGTCGGAAAAACGATATTGGGTATCGTTGATCTGCACCGTTCCGTCTAGTCCGTAGTGTATGAGTTTCATATAAATCACCAACCTTTTAGCCCTTGCCAAAACTTATAATATCAACAATCTCTGCTGCGCTAATAGTGGCTTCAGGCTTGGTGTATACCTTAGTGGTTTTAGACACTGGAGAAATGATGAACGCTGGAGAATTTGTTGTGACTTGTGCAGACAGTTTTTGTACAAACGAATCACGACTCAATCCTTCAATCTGCCGCAAACTCACAAAGGTACTAGATCCACTCACCACTGCTTTTGTGGATGCTGTGTCTTGATACGAATATGCGTAGTAACCGGCAACATCGGAATACAGAGCAATCACCGCAGATTTGCTAAACTGGTATGAAATACCGTCCGCGGAGAATATCGTGTATGTTGATAAGGAGGCTCCCGACAAAACGACTCCATCGTATATCGTTCTCAAATCATCAATATTCTGTTTTGTGGGTAGGAAAGAAAAAGGTCCACTAGAGAATGATCCACCAGACACTCCAGTTGAGTACAGTTTAGGGAAGTCTCCTGACGCACCCGTGGTTCCACGCATGGCAGCGGAACCAAGCAGATACAGTTGGGTGTTGTCTGCCAGAGAAGCCTTTAGAGTCTTTACTTCAGCCAGACTCTTCAACTGCACCACCGATGTGGGAATCAAGCACGCGCCGCTGTCGTATCCAAACACATATCCAGCAGACCCGCCTGCAACATACGGAATATGCCCAGTGGAAATTCCTGAGAACAGCGAAAGCCCGTGTACAGAATCTTGAATGGTATCAATTGTGCCCACATACAGATTGGTTGTCTTAACATCCGGATCAGTATTGGTGTACATATGAGTAGAAATCACTTTGGACGGACCGCTCACGGGGAATATTGACTCCCCCTCTGGTCCGTGTAGAGTGCTGTGCCAAACCGTGTACTCACCCGATGACTGACTAGTGGTTGGAACAGTGCAGGTGGTTCCGTGTGCAATACCACGAAGAGCCGTGGACGAAGTTCCACCGCTCACAATAATGTCGTCCAAATACCCCTTGAGCGGCTTATTGCCGTGTGGACCGCCACCAATGGAGAACGGTGCAGAGTTGAATCGGATGTTGCCTGAAAGTCCTGTTTGCTTTGCAATACGAGTGCCATTCCAATATGTGGAAACACACGCGGAGTTGCCTTGGTTGCTGTACGCAAACGCAAAGTGGTGCCACTGATTCAAAGAGACACCTGCGGGGGACGCATTCACCGTGTACTCAAATCCGGCTGAAGGATACGAGTTGGACGACACCATGAGCAGCATTCGTGTTGCGCTGTTGTCGTACTCCAATTGGAAAGAGTCGTTTACCGTGCCTGCGGTTCCGCTAGTGGTCTTGGCAAGCACGATGGGATCGTATGCGCCTGACGGAGTGGACGAAAAGTACAGGAATCCCGATGCCATGAAGTACGGCATCGAAGAGCCAGGAAAGGTGTAATCAGGAATGCGGAGACACGCAGCCTGTGTGTCGGTGTCCAAGTACGATCCCTTGAACTCCGCGCACTTCTGCCCCACAATAGTTCCGCTTGAAACACCTATGTTGGTAACAACCGTGGGGTTGTACGCCGTAGCAGTAAGACCACTCAGGACAAGATTGTTTACCACCGTTGGGTGCAGAGTGGACTGAAACAGCAGTTCACCACGAGCGAACTGACCAAACATCGGTCCCGTGAGTTTTTGTTCTGTGGTGGGTGGAAGTGTTATAGGCGCAGAATAGGTGTCTCCCGCGCCACCAAAATTTTTGAAAACTTCAAACACGGAAACCAAAGGAATAGAAGAGTCCAGCACATACGGAACATACCGCGAATACACGGACGGTTCGTATGTGCGGTCATTGAAGCCAAAAATGGTTTCGGTTACTTGACCACTTATTTTATCAATCAGAATAAGATTTTTTGCCATTTTAGTTTTCCAAAGGTCAAGTGTAGAATACAGAATTCTTTTTCTGTGGATTGGATGATGGTGATGCGTTTGGATCCGATCCTCCGTTAGCACTTGGAACGGCTGTACTATTTATCCCGGCACCAGCGTAAGTCAGTCCTAGAGGACCGCACGAAGATATGGGATTGTCTGCTCCATTCTTGAAATCAAATGCAGCAGGAGCAATCCATCCAACTCTGCGAACTGCTTCTCCAGTAGTAGACCAAATACCAGCGGTTCGTCCACCACCAACAGTTGGCTTTGATCCTGTGATCTGCCACCAACGGTAATACTGACTGGTCGTAGGCAGATTGTATTTGAATCCACTAGCACGAGACATGATGTTTGCGGTTGGGGTTCCACCCACACTAAACACATGGGAGAGTTGTGTGCTTGCAATGCTGTTGTCGGAGGTGGTTCCGGCAGGAATACGCCCAAGCCGAGATCCACTGACAAGATAGTAAAATGCTAATGTTGGCGATACACCGCCAACCACACTAGTACCAGTTGGACGACTTTGTTCGGGCGCACCAAAGCCGTCAAACGCAGAAGTAAGGTTTACGCAACCTATACCCCAGTTCACAGCAGATCCATATGCGCTAAGAACAACTATGGCAGGATCAACCACAGCCAATGCGCCCTGTATACTGCTCCAAGCAGGAGTTCCATACGGGGGAAGCACGCACACCACAGATGCCATATTGTCTGCGGGAGAGATATTAGGCAAATCAATTACTGAATTATTTTCAGCAGCAATACAACCTATTGTGGTGTTTAGGGCATAGGTGGCATCTATAACTGACTTAAAGCATTTTGCGAACACCGATCCCAAGCCAGCATACGAACCAGATCGAACCGTAACTGCATAGTTGCCTGCTCCATTAACAAGCAATGCTCCCATTTCATCGTTTTGATAAGTGGTGGATCCGCCACGAGTAACAGCAGCATTGTGTCCAAAATCAGCAAGAAGTTTAGAACCGTCTGCCACATATACAGCACGGTTGTCCGCAGCAGCAAACAAGAGATTTTTGCGAACGCGCAGCGTGGAGTTGCGATACACACCCACACTTGTGTCGTAAGAATCTGTGCCAGAGAACCAACGGTAACTACGATATCCGACTATGGAATACGGTAGTCCTGTGGATGTTTGTGTGGTTGCATTTGCAGCAAGTCCAATAATGGACTGTCCACCTGCGGCAGTAGTTTTGAATGCGTTTTTTCCAATTTCAAACTTTCCACCTGCGGTGGTGGTTTCGTTGTCGCTGAATGCAACAAACTCTAGTGTGTATCCCGTAGCAGAAGAGATACTATTGAAATCGTCTTGCAGCGCAAAACTCAATCCGTTAATGTCACCAACGCGGTATCCGTACACATTCAGAGTCTGATAGTAGGCAGGAACAGGAGTTCCGGCTACCGAGTGAGTGGAAGTGTACTGCCCCGAACTATAAGCCGCAGTTCCACCGCCTGCAATGTTGGTGATGTATCCTAATGTGTATCCCGTGGCAGCACCTGTTCGCATGAACACTGCGGCTGCTGTGTAGCCGTTTTGGAATGCTTGATTGGAGTTTGATGTGGTTTCGGTTCCGCCCCATGAAGTGGGATACATGAACGAGTAAGTGCTTCCCGTTGTGGCTGAAGCACCAGCAAACACGGGAATTCGTAGCACAAACTGAAAACGAGGCAAGACACGGGTAGAGTTTATCACTGCGCTGCGTACTGCCACATCAGAACTATCTGTTGCTACAATTGCTGTTCGTGATGATTGTATAAAACAACCCTGCTCCGTGGTATAGAATGATGCTGCGGGATTCAGTCTATCCGATTCGTATCCAATTTGAACGGTTGATGAGTGAGCGTAAATTCCGTAAGAAACATTAACCGCAGTCAATACTGGTGTGTTATCAGGATGTCCCAAATTTGCGCTAGTTGCATATGCTCCTGAATCATGCACGCCTGTTATGGTGGTGAACGCTGTTTCTGCTGATGACTCCGTGTATGTGGTAATCTTTGAATTGGTTGCACAAATACCAAACTCTGCGTGATACACACCCAAGTGACGGATGCCCACGGTGGCATTTTCAGCCCGCAGCAATGCTGTTTGCCATGCAGAGGCAGTTACTTGCGGTGAATGCTCTTCGGTTGGATACAGTGCATTGAGTGCCTTGGTTTTGTTTGCACTGGCATTGGGTACGGCAAAATCATTTGCCACAAGCATGAAATTGCGAATGGCTTTAACACTTCCACCCGCAACAGTGAACAGTGGCTTTGAACCTGTTTTTTGTATGACAACGGGGAAACTAGTAACCAATTGCGGCTGATCAGTGATGTGCGAATCCGAAGCAAAAGAAGACTTTTGAGGATACGCAATAGTACCGCTCCAACTGTCTTTTCCGTAAAAGCCATTGGGCTTGCTGTACTGATTTTCAGGATAGTTGTTGGCTACTCCATACCACGGAATGGTGTTGCCGATTCCGTTACTGACAGCACCCTTGGTGTACGGGGAGAACGCAGGAATGCGTGGATCTGTGTTCGTGTTCTTGAAGATGAGTTGCAAATCAGTGGTTGATGTGGATGCGTCCGCAATCTGTGCAAGCCCGTAGATACCGTTGGCGTGTTCGTAGGAATACCCGTGATTAAAGAACATATCTCCGTAAATTCCGGTACGCAGAGTGGCTGTGTCCAATCCTGTGTAATTAACTCCAGCAGTGGGATCGTAATAAGTCCAGTCTGTGTTTCCAGCCGAACTCAAGCACGGATTGCTGATAGCCACCCACATATTATTGTCAGCCGCAGTGTATCCGTGAGTATGCCCTGCCTGTAGATTGGTAAGATTCACTGTGCCAGTGTGCCCGTGGTATGAAATACGGGAAATGTCCCATGAGTAATTCTGCACACGGTACAGATACCGCTGCTTTACTGCTGCGGGATCGCCTTGAATAATGATATTGCCGCCCTGTGGGTGGTACATATTGTCAGGAACTTCAGCATCCGAGTACCCGTAGGTTCCACCTGCAAAGGTGATGTACAATTGCCCGTTTCCCACAATATTATACTGTTGTGCAATGCTCCACGCCTTCTTCAGTGAAAACACAGGAGACGATGAAGACAGTCCAGTGTTAATATCCGATCCACTAGGAGCAACATAAATGGTAACGCTAGTGCCCGAGGCAATTATTGTTAATTGCTCTAAAGACGCATTACTTGTATACGAAAGACTTGAGTCTGTCATGTGGGTGTTCCTGTGTGAGCGAGTTCTACTTTATTTAGTGTTTCCGTAGTGGTTTATGCTTGCCCAACATATTCAGGAACAAAGCGCAGCCGCACTGCTTGCTTGTATAGTGGCTCACCTGTTCCATATGTAGTGGTGGTCGCCGGTAGTGTATAGTTGCCTGCAACAGCGCAGGTATACACAGCAATACCAGATATTCCGTACCATTTAGAAATATAATTGTAGTGCGCTGGAAGTTGTGTTGTGCCACTAACCAGATTCAATCCAGCAATTGAATTGGGTGTGCTATTGGGGTCAACCGTAATATTGTAATTCATAATAACAACATCGCCTGCAAGCAGAGTAGCGATAACGGTGCCGGATTGTAGTGCAGTTGCGTTTCCACATATTACAGTTGCGCCCCATGTGCCGGGAAACAAAAAAGCACCACCAATGCACTGACTGTTTCCGCCTGTGGTGGGAAATGTGCAAGACGCAGATGTAATGGTTGTTATACGAGCAGTTGCACCGAATGTGCATCCGTAAATGTTTGCATCAATTATAGACTGCGCGTTGTTGCCAGTTGGAATGTTTGCGTTTGTGTTGCAGGAAATTGTAGGAGTAACTGCAACTCCGTTTATTTTGAAATTGGACAATCCACGGGAACCCAAGCCATCGCCATTGCCGTACCATATCACTGTGTTGTTTACACACTGTCTAACATTAAAATCTGGCAGTGCAGAAGGCGTAAAAGAAAAGGTGGGCGTTCCCATTTCACCACCATTTGCAATCCGTTTTTGCTGGCACAGCACACCCACAGTGGTAGGCGTGTGAAACGGACCAACTGTACTCACATCTCTTTTTACAGCATCGGCACACTCCACGGAGTTTCCCTGACGAGTTTTTCCACGAAGGGAACCTGCACTTATTCCTCCCGAAAGAGGAATTCCCAATTCTGCTTTGTAGTATTCCGAAAGTGAAATGGGATTGCTACCGGTGAATTCGGTTTGAATGTCACTGAATTTTATTGTGGAGGAAGGAGTAGTCATGCAGTTCCGCCAAGGGAATTGACTTTTTCAGACAGCGCATCAACCTTTGCGTTAAGTTCCTTGATAGACTGTACGAGCAGACCCACCAAGTTTCCGTATGCAAGCGCATAGTATCCGTCTGTGTTTGTACGGACGGCTTCAGGCAGAACAGACAAAACATCCTGTGCAATGAGTCCAGTTCTACGCTGCTGTGTTTCTTTGTCCGTGTACAGCACACCGTTCAGCGTGAGCGTCTTGTCCAAAGCGTTTTCAATGGTGGAAATGTTTTCCTTGCTGCGTATATCCGAGAACGCAGTAATGTCTCCACTGGTGTAGATGGCTCCTGCACCGTATAACGAGTAAGCATCGGCGTGTCCCAATATTCCGTAAACAGTATTATTATTTGCGTATCCTATTACAGCACCATTGTCTGATGCGGTTGCTTTGGCAGCAAGCACATAATTACTGTTGAGATCACTAGATCCATTGAACACAGAAGTTCTTGATAGTTTACTCAATCCAGTTGTATTCACTGATGTTGCAGTTATCCCTGTTGTGTTGATTCCAAGCGCAACACCCAATCCACCCGCCACCACTAGTGCGCCTGATCCCACACTTGTGGAAGGCGTGGTAGCCGTGGCGTTTATTGTCGTGGCGTAAATTGCACCACCAACACCAAGCCCGCCACCAAGAGTGAGTCCGCCTGTGGTTACGGATGTGGATGTTGCAGCAGAAGCAATATTCACTTGACCAGAACTATTAATCGTGATTTGTTCGGTATTACCTACGCGAACTTTGTAATCTGATGCTCGGAAATCAAGAGTATTGTATACCGCCCCACTTCGATTGTATGATTGAATAATATTAACACCTGAAGTATTTGCGGGAATAAATTCAAATCCTTCCGCACCACTATTAGATACTACTAACTTATACACCGGAGTAGTTGTTCCAATACCTAAATTTCCGGCATTGGTCAACCGCATCCGCTCTGTGCCACTAGTGCCGTTGTTGGTCTTGAACAGCAGGTCTTCACCACTGCCGCCTGGACGCAGTGAGCCGTCCCGCAGATCACCCACAAGCAAACTGGTGTACGGAATGTCAATGCCGTCAATGATTGCAGCGCGTGTGTACGGCGAGGCTTTAATGATATACCGCACCACCGTGTACGGCGGCATATTTGCTATTTTGGTGTCGGTAAAGTTTGCTGCCGCATTATCCGAACCACTGGGATTTGGAGTGGCTTTTACGCTAGGAGCAGCCACAAACTCTTGTCCACCCTCCGAACCAAGCGAGTAGATGCCAGAAATGGCAGAGTAGTTTGCGTCATTAGCAATGTCGCCGTCAACCTCCCCAATTGCTGTTGTGTTCAACCCAAGTGCAAATCGTCCACGCAAATCAGGTGTATTGAAGTGAGTGATTGCGGAACTGAAGAATGTAAGATTGGTGCCTTTGAATACTTTGGCTGAAGTGTACGCACGATAATTTCCACTACCAGTTTCGGATCCGGAAGCAAGGAAGCCACCGCTGCTAAACACCACATTGTTTATCTTGAAATTCTTGGTGGACTTAGAGTACACAGGAATCACTTGCACAACAGCGGTAACAACTGATCCTGCGGTACTGACACTCAATACCTGTGCAACCAAGTCTGCATTGGAGTCATATAAAGTTCCGGTCCACGCACCAGTGTTAGTTTTATATTCTATGAAATCGCCAGCAACAATAGAAGTACCGTTCAGAGTCAGTGTGAGAGTTACCACATGACCGTATGCAGGAGCGCGGTCGCCGCTGCTGTTTTGCAGTTTGGCGTACAGATTGGGATACGAACTGATCGCATACGAGTTGCCGTCACAAGCCAACCACGAATCAGGAATTACCGAACCCGCAAACGGCATGATTGTGCCCACAGGCTGAATCTCGTCAATGGCTACAGTGGACGAGCCGCCGATCTGTGTGCCAATGTAGTTGGACACAATGTAACCAGATCCGTTTGTGGTTTTCGTGAGAACAGGCTTCACAACCATTCCAATTGCACTTGGAGGAGAAGCAGTCAATCCACCAGCAGCAGTGGAATCCAAAAACAGCACAGGCGAAGTAACACCTGCAAGACTTGTAATTTCGATGTATCCTGAATAGGTAACCTCAAATTCGGTAGTAGTAGTTATTGCACTCACCACACCCGCAACTTCAGAATTTTCTGCGCTGTTTGCCTGTGCTTTTGTCCACAGAGAAGTAGCCGTTTCAAAGCGCACCACATCACCCACAGAAAAACCGTGTGGAGAAGTCGTAGAAATACTTTCCACGAGTTTTCTTGGATTGCTGGTTCCGCCCTTTAGTAGTAGTGATGATCCCATTTTGTGTTGCCTTTAAGAAATTCTCTGACAGAGGTGATACGCGGTTACGCCTGTGGTTCCGCGATCAATTGCGCGTCCACGAGTTCTCCATATGCCATTAATCGTGACACCCGTAGTGCTTGCACCAAGATAAATGCCGTACTCTCCACTCAAGCCACCACTGTTATGATAGTACAGAGTAACACCTGTATTTGGCGACAGAATACTGCCTGTTGTTCCCATGACAATACTGCCTGCGGGCAGATCAGCAAATTCCGGCAACGATCCCGTATATCCAGCAAACGAAGACTGCGATGCGTTAAACACATCACCACGATATGAAATAATATGCCCACCCTGCGCGGTTGTGGTGAAAATCAGGGGCTTTCGCACCTGTCCAACTGTTGTAGGAGGAGTATTCGTGAATGATGGAGCAGAGTTATTGTCTAATGCTTGCGTGTTTCCTGCACAATTCACATTCAAGAAATACTGAACACCAGCAACAGCATTTCCCGCAACCGTTCCATTCGTTGCACACAGTCCAACAGCACCAGTGTAATATCCGTCTGTGGTGAGAGTAAATTTAAAATTGACCTTTGTTGATGGAATTTCTGTTACATCAGTAACAATACCCACAACTTCGGCTTCTGTTGCACTGTTAGCCTGTGCCTTAACATAGATTCCATCAGCGTAGGTGGCAGATGTGAATCCCGGACCAGGAGTATACGCATACGAAAGTCCGGCAGAACCAGCAACCCAACGCACTGCATCTCCGATTCGGAATTTATTAAGTTGAGCGACACTTCTGCCCACTGTGCTTGCTGTAGTGATAATCACATCTTCTGCAAGCAATCCACCCGTGAAAGGAATCACCACTGCGCCAGTCACACCAGTGGCAACAAACACCGCTTTATGAACGGTTCCTGATGCCTTTGATGGTGAGAGATTCAGTTTTCCTGCACTTGTAGACAGGTAATACACCGAACCTGTTGATAGGTTAGATCCCGACAGCAGAGCATTGCTGAAGTTTCCATATATTTCACCAATAAATGTGACTTCAAAATTGTTTGCGTCTACAAGATTGGAAACCACACCAACAACTTCAGCAGTAGTTTCCGAGTTGCAATCCGCTGGTTTATACGCTCCGCTGCCATTAATATACACAGGAGTACCAAAAGACAGCCCGTGAGCCGTCTGTGTCACACGCTTGCGATTTGCACCATTGCGAATATTGACAAACGGCTGCGCTCCGTAGGTTGTACCGTTCAGCACTTCCATGAAAACGGTTGCACCTGTAGGAGAATAACGACTCAATTCAATGATACGGTTACTAGTGGTGCCTCCAACACCGGTACTAGTCAGATTGAACAGCACTCCGTGATCACCGGTAGAACCGCCGTCAATTTGCAATCCACTACCGTGAACACGCAGAGATCCGCCGTTATGTGGATATATGCCGCTTGTGGGTCCGCTGAAACCAATATGGGTGTTGGCACGCCACACACCCGTTATACCGTGAACTTGGGTGGTCTGCCACAACCATTCTGCTGTTGCACCACTTCCACGATTGAGCAGAATACCACCACCGCCTGCGGTATTAATGTTGGTATCGCTAGCGGCAGCAGTGTCACCAAGCACAATATTGTAATCGTCAATGGTGACAATGTTTGCATTCAGCGTAACCATTCCTGAGTTGAATGTGACATTACCGTTGAATGTCACACCACTGCTGAACAGCACAGGCTGTTGAAATGTCAAGCCTTTGTTTACATTGTCTGCAAGATTCAATGACAGCGTTCCACCCGTGCTAACAGATGCAGCAATAGACGATGTGGTGGTTGCATCGTAAATCTTTAACTTATTAATCTTGTAAGTAGCAGTGTTGGTGACATCTTTCCACAAGTTAAATGTGTCACCCAATTCAACCTGTTGAATTGAAATAGTATTGTTTTCTGCTGGTCCTGTGCTTGCTGCCATATGTTATTCGCTCGCCTGTAGGGTTTTCAGTGATTCTTGAAGTTGTGCAACCTGCTGCTTCAAAGTATTTATCTCGGTTTTCAGGCACTCAATGTCTTCAGTCACGGTCTTTTTTTGACGAAAAGCCTCAATTGCTTCCGTATCAGCCAGCACCACCGCGCCAGTTCTTCTGTCCCGCAAGTACCGTTTGTCACTCATGGCTTACTGTATAAAACTCACTGTACGAATGGTACGCACAGCAGGAGTCTCGTAGTAGGTGGAGTTTGCAGCCGGTGGAGTCAAGTCCACGCGGATCTGATACGACTTAAAGAATTGACCACTTGGCAGAGTGCCACGGAACACTGCTTCACGGAAATCTATTTCTGATGTGCTGGTGAATGTAGGATTGCTACGGGTGAGTTGCGTCCACCCCTTGCTGAATACTTCACCTTCTCCGTTCAGAGATGCGCGATACCACACTGTTACGGTTGAAGAAGACGGGATATTTGCGTCAAGGAACACAGCCAATCCGTTGGACGCAGACGAATCTGCCAGTTCAACCACCCGCGAAACATAGCGGGATACGGGTGTGTTGGGGACAGCGAACATCTTTACACTGGTTCCGTACAGAGCCGCAGTGTCCACCACAGGAGAAACCGTGGTGTCTGCGCCTCGCGTGAGCGAATAAGTGAGTACTGGCGCAGTGGTGTACAAAGTATTCAAATATACTGACTCGTTATTCTTGAATGCTACCGACCCAAGAGTGCGAGACACGGCGCAAGACGAAGGCAACAGTTCAGGTGCGTACAGTTTGATTACCTGAGAATTGGTGCAGTTTGGAACAGAGGAGTACACCAATGTTCCTGTTGAACTGCTGAATTCGCAACGATTCAGGGCGAACATGAGGTCAACACCAGTATTGGCAACAGCAGGACCAATACCTTGAGTGGTGAACAGTGTTCCCACCAATTGGTTGTTACCTGCACGACCTGCATCGGAACCAGAGGTTTGCGTAGAGTTCACTGATGCATCAGCCGCAAACAACTCGTAGTCATCGCTGTTTGCAAGCACACACAGTGAGTACTCGCCTGGCTCAAGATACACAGGGCTGCTGAATGTAAAGCCTGTTACTGTGGGAGCCGTTGCGTTTGCGTTTACATCAGCAGGCAGTTTGGTAACAGTGCTGAACGGCAGCACCACAGACGGAGAAGGATATCCTGAAACCGTGGGACGAATCTGCGCGGTCACAGGAAGAACCGAATCTTTGCCTGAGAAATACAGATTCACGCTGTTTACAAATATTCCATCAGGATTGGTTTTCTTGTCCACAAAGAAGGTCTGTGAAAGCGGATCGCTCCAATGGGTGTTTTCCACCGAATCAATGTCGCGGTTGAACGGATCTTTAGCCACAGACTCACTTGCGGGAGTTTGTCGGCGCAGTTCGGGTGGACGAGTGGAATACGAGCCAGCCACACGCTGCTCAATCAAACCGGTGCAGTAGTAAGTGGCTTCAGCAGCAATGGTGGAGTTGGCGGTTACCGCACTGTCGGATATACGAACCGTGCGCTGTCCTGCCAAGAATGCACCAGCAGAAATTCCAAAAGACACGGTGCAAGATCCGTAGGCATCGGTGCTGATGCCGCTCTTGACTACTTCTCCATCAAAGTAAACAGACAGTCCTGTGGTATTGGGTTTGAGTCCGTTGACTGTTGCCGTTACGGTCTTGAGCGGAATGTACGGCACCACGCTGCGATCCACTACACGAGAACCGATACGGTGCTTGATGCGGTTCTTGAGTTGACGAGCAGTAATGTAGTTGCTGTTCTTTTGATCAATGCTCTCAACCTTGCGGTTCACACCAACCCGAACGCTGCCTGAGTTAAAAGACGGAACAGCCGAAGCAGAAGTCACATGGGGTAGTTCCACCATGCGCTTCTGAATGTCGTCCTGCTCTTCTTCAACCTGTTCAATTCCTGTCCACAGACTTTCCCAATCGTTCCACTGTGTTCCAAAGCCGCGATCATCGTTGGCATTACATGACAGCCAATTATCGTTTTCCATGAGCGCATTGGTTTTCACCACTGGTCGGTAGCCGTTATCGTAATACGGATCCACTGATGGTGAGAGTTTCATAAATCCAAGCCAGTTCACGGTATTAGACGGGTTGATCTTTACCTTGGTGGGTGGAGTGTACTGCGTGTTCTGAATATGTGGAACCGTAGTGTATCCAAGGGTCAACAGCCCATCGGTAGACACAACCGTATTGGTTGCACTGGCTGTGGGCAGCGTGATGTTTGCTGTGGTAAAGAACGGACGCAGTTCACCGCGCTCGTAATCAATAGAGCAAGAGTTCTGAGAATCTGTGACATCAGAAATGGAGTGCCCGTAGAACTCATCAGAGAAGATGGATGTCTTCAGAGGTTCCGCTGCTGCACAGGTTCCACGAAGAGAACGCGCTTCAATCTCGGATTCCGACAGGGACAGTTTTGCAAATACCTCAACTTCATCCACGCGCTTCTGAATTTTACCGATGTCTGCCATTGTGAACCGCTTGGTGTCCACGGGTGTAACCACAACATCAGTGGCGTTGTGGGTGTACGCAGGCACAGTAAGCGTGGCAAGCACAAGAGCATCTGCTGGATCAGGTGGAGCCATTGGCGCAAGATCCGGTGTTCCTTGCACAAGGAAGAACAGTGCTGAACCGTCTTCGGGATCGGCTTTCACACACAGTTTGTCTGTGCGGGGCAGATAGTGGTTGTAAGTTACCTCGGTGTTCGCCAAGCCTTCGTAAACACCATACGGCTTGATCATTTCCGTGGAAGCGGTCAGTCCGCTATGACGGAAGTCCAAGCAGTTTGCAAGTGAAACCGTCTTGCCGGTTCGGGGGCTTGTGTACAGGGGAATCTGTTCATACGGCAGATTCAGATACGAATGCCGCCCGATGAATGGAGCAGCAGACAACCCACCGTGGGCAAAGTACGAATACCTAACTGTTAGTCCGGTGTTTGTACCTGTGTAAATAGATTCACCTGCAAATGCTTCTTTCACATACAAACGAGAGTTATCGTAGTGCGTTTCACGCTGCCCATCATCTAGTTCGAAGTGAGAGGTAACATCAGTAAACGGAGTGCCTGTGTAACTCACTCCCGAGATTGAGTAAACATCAATATTGGGTAGTGTAAAGTACTTACGACCGTTACCGTCTGTGGAATAAACACTAGTGCTTATAGTGGCTGATGTTGGGGTAGATGTTTTTGTTCTGTAGTTTGAAGTGCTAGAAATCGTGGGATAATACACAATTGGCACAATTGGACGAACATTCTGTGCGGTGAATCCTGCTGGCGCACCGGTCACGGTCAACTCAATTTCTCCGCTTGCATTTGTTGACACAACACTATTTGAGGGGGCAGGAGCAAACGCAATGTTGTCCACATTAGTAAACGCTATCTTGGAAATTTCAGCATTATTGTTTGGAGATGATCCGTAATTCTCAAACGAGAACACACCAGCACTGCCTGCTGCAATGGTTGAAGAAAAAGCACTCTTGCTGATAGTGTATTTGGTTGTAGTTGTTGTTGGATTCGTTGGAGTTATATAACCGCCAACAAGTCTACTGCGAAGCGCAAGTCTTGTTATATCCTTGATCGCATATCCAGGCTTAAGTTCGTACAGCAGAGAAGAGTCATCGGTTCCCGCCAATGTGAATCCCGTGGCTGATTGTGGAGTGAATGTGCCCCACAGTGTTACTCCCACAGGAGTTCCGTGCTGATAGATGTAACCAGTTCTTCCGCTTGCAACCGAACCGCTTACGCCGTACAGATACAGTCGGTAGTAGTGTCCTGTTTTTCCAGAAGTTCCCGACCGCTCAAGATTGCTTGGGAATGCTCCGTGAACCAGTCCAGTGGCAACGGTTGTGTTTGTGGCATTTCGGATGTCCACATACGCAGAGCCAGAACTGATTGTTGGCAAATTTGCGGCAAAGGTGGTTCCGAATGACGCAATGCCACCCATAGAGACACCCATATACAAACCCGTACTGAACGGGAATGTAGGAGAAACTGTGTCGCTTGCGCTCTGTGCCTTGGGCAGTGTCAGCCCCCGTGGATACTGATTTTCCACATCATAGCCAAGCACATACGCTTTGCCTTCACCCACGGATAGGAGGTGATTGGTGGTGTCGTATGGCTTCACTGTAAGATCAAACGGACGAACGGTATATGAACCTGATTCGTCATAGGTTCGCAGAGCCAGTGCTTTTTGGATTTCGCCGTATGTGATACGATCAATTTTCTTGGTGATCTTGCCGCTCTCAAAACGCAGCAGTTCCACGAAATCGTCTAGTGTTTCGTCTAAATCAGACTGAGCAAGCACAAGACTAATACTGTAGCGGTCTGCGCCAGGTGCGTTGTAGTTGTACGAACCAATGGCAGGATCGCGCAGCGTGGAGTCTTGCCGCTCTATTACGAAATCGCGGTTAACTGCAAATCCAATTTTCTTGGATAGATCCGCGAACGCTGTGAAATTCAAATCACGATAATTGGTAGCCGTACCCGCTGTGAGAACACGGTACGGGGCAAACTGCTGTGTGGGGGTACGAACAAAGAATCCGTCAACATAAAACAGCCCATCAGAAACCGTGACTAGTTTGCAGTTTCCTGTTGTTGGATATCCAGCACTAGACGAGTCAATAAGCGTGACTGTATATACAACATTTTCTTTTGTGAAGGTGCAGGTATTGTACTGAAACGAATCGCCTGATATGAAGTCCACAATGAGAATAAGATTTCCGTCTTCTTCTGGAGCCAGAAAGTGTACAACTTTGGCTTCAACGGTGGACTGTGCATCACTAAAAGTCAGCATTCCACCAACCAAGTTGGGGTACTGATCGGTGGTCAAGGCGTTTAGTGCAGTTCCTTCTCCCACATTAACCATGATGTACGAGGAATTACGAACACTCAAGCCACCGCCAACAATACGAGAACCATCTTTAAACAGATAGTTTCCTACAGTGGACAACTGATCCTGCAAGATGGTCTGAATCTGCGTTAGTTCACGAGCCTGTACGGCATAGCCGGGCTTGAATAGTACACGCAAAAACCCCTTGTCAGCAGAAAAATCATCGTAATATGGGTTGATGTTGAAAATGCTTGGATCGTATGCCATGTGTTCCTCTTAGAAGCCAAGTCTTAATCTGAATTCTTCTTGCTGACCCATATTTCGCTGTATGGGGCGTACATTGTCTATGTATAAGACCTCTCCGGAGGTACGATCAATCTCTGGCAGCGTGACATCAGCAATAATAAACGCACCAAGTGTGGAGCCTGTAATGCCGTCCACCGCAACGCTCTTGAACGATCCCACCACATCAGTGAGATACAGTGTTCCGCTCGCGCTGTTTACGAAATCCCAATAGTACACTTTGCCACTAGCGTACTGACTGTAGGATGCAGTGGAGCCTTGATACACGGTATCACCACTAGAGAACGAGTTTTGGGTGAGTGCTGCGCTGGTAGTATCCATTGCACCAGTCTGTGGGCTTACACTAGTAGACAACTGAAGCACATGAAGACCAGAATAGGACGGAGCAGCACTCAAATCAAAATACGGAGTTCCCACTTCGTAAATCTTGTACTGTTTTTGCACACCCGCCCCGTTGTCTGCTATTACTGCGTTTTCGGTAGCGGTGGTTTTACTTACCAACACATACTCACCGTTTCGTGAAGAAAGAATAGAAACCGTGCCGGTTGCACCAGAAACTGCACCACTCAAAGAAATACCAGCAACAAAATTTGCGTCTGATGTGAGTCGCACTGTAAGCGTGGAACCACTAACATCAAGCACATTGCCAGTAACAGTGAAACTGTAACCAAACGAAACACCAGATCCAAATACAGTTCCCGCCGGAACAGTCTGTGTTACCTTTTCGAGAGATACAAAATTAGTAGCGGATTTAGGATTCAGCGACACAATATAATCGTTTTGCCTGTCCTGCTTGGTTACAAATTTTCCAGCAGAATTTTGTGTTTTAAGAGTAACCACGCTGCCACCCTCAGACTTGATGCCAGCAACCTTGGCAGATGAATACGATTCTGTTCCAATGATAAAACTGGCAACACCACTATCAAACACTGAAGTGTCTATGTTACTATCACCAATAATAGAAACATCTCGGTAATACAAATCATTTGATCCCGCGATCATGCCAGAACCGTCCCCAAGAAGCGGATTCTTTATGATTCCGAATTGCCGATACGAGCCACCGCCAATAATATTTTCTGCATCGTCTTCACTAATCTCTACAATAATCAGCACATCCTTGATATTGAGTTCTTTCAAAATATTGCTGCCGTGACCGCCCTTGGGAGAAATGATCGCACGAATGGTGGGGTGGTCAGTGCTTACTGTCTTTGCACTCAAAACCTGCGCCGATACATTGGAGTAGTCTCTTCCGCCGTTTCCCATCGAAACGCCTGAAATAGAGTTGCTCGTAGTCATCGCAGGGAAAGCATACGCTCCGGTTCCACTTCCTGTAATCTTGATGTACGGCAAAATCTCAACCGAAGCAAATCCACTGGTACCAGTGGCGGTAAGTGCAAAGTCTATGGTGTCGCTTGTTACTGTGAACCGTACTTCGTTTCCATTAGTCTGTACTGCTGTGATGATTCCGTAGTTGTTAATCTGTGTGCGATCCACCGTGGTGTTGCTGTCCACCCGCATGGCGTATCCCACATAATTGGAATACTGCGAAGAGTCTGCAAGTCTACCTTTAGAAACAGTATCAGTAATCACAACCACCTTGGAACGGGAATCGCCAGGAACCGAATCTACTCGTGCCACCTTCAATACAAATCCCGAGTAGTTTGCTGTTGAAACGGCATACGGATACACGCCCAAAGCAGCACCCGATGAATTCGTCACCACCATGCGAGTAATAGACGAAGGCACAGCCTGTACCTGTGCGTTGTACTGATTCTGTGTTTCGGGATCGCTGCTTAAAGTTGAAAATTCAATGGGAACATAACCCGTGAGTTCATACGGAAGATTGCCTTCTTTCACGGTGGCAAGATACTGCCATGTGTAACCGTCAGCAGAACCAAACGGAGTGCTGATCGTCAGGGTTGGCTTGATGGTAGACTTGTTTGTACTGCCGCCGTTGTTTAAGCACTTGTAGATGTTGTTTTCGTCTGTGACCACATAAAAAATAGCGGGATCAGTCTCGTCAAACAAATTCACATTATCGTCATACGAATCGTATACGGTATTCGCAGTCCACTCGTAACGGGGCAAGGCAAAGATTACATTCTCAGGATTGAGTTTCTTGTATCCGATGATGTTGTTCATTACATCGTATTCAGCCCTAACAGTGTCGCTGTATGTGGGTGGAGCGTTGTCATTAGACCACGCCGTAGACTTGGCAATGAAAAAGAAGTACTGATTTTCATTCCGTTCAAGTTCGGTCAGAAAACTCTCAGCATACGAGCGTTGAATGGATGCCTTCAGATAACTAGCCATTGTTTTTCCCCTTATAGACCAACATCAGTGTATGTATCCGTGGTCTGTACAGTGTAGTCTGCGAGTATTGTTCCCTTTGACTTGTAAATGCGATCCGGCAGGGTAAAGAAGTTCTGCAAGGCAATGTCGCCAAACGAAATGCCCGCACTCAAGCCGGTGATGCCCTTGGTGTTTGGATGATGCTCAATATTCCAATAAGTCAGTCCAAGAGCGTATGCGCTTGGGTGTGATCGGGTGTACGAGTTGGGCAGTTTAGTGTCCATTTTGTACTTGCGTGCCAGATAGCCGTACACCTCTTGGCGTTCGGTTTCTTGCAGTTTGCGGTTGAACACAATGACTTCGTTCAGTACACCACGGAATCCATAAGGTGTGTTGGTGATTGCAGTTGCTATCCAAGCAGCACTGCCGATTGTACCACTTGAAACCAAGTCATTGCGATGATACGAACCAAATCTACCAATATCAATAATTACACCACAAGTGGGAACAGGAGATTCTGCACCTGTCGATGTTGCATTTGTAACATAAACACCCGTAGATGGAGACTTGTTTGTTGCACGATCTCCATTCACATATGTGTAAAGCACTCGATTGGTGTCTCGGGCAACTTCACCAACAACCATTCCCATAGATTGACCTGATACATGGGGATCATATGCTATTTGCGTTCGGTCAGCAGTAAGAACGGATGGGGTGAAAGGTTTCCACGGACGGAAACCAAGAATACCAACTTCAGGGGGATATCGCTTTACACCACTTGCAAAATTATAGTAACCCTGACCTTCAGCCTGATACGCTGTGGTGCGGTCGATGAGGTTGTATGATCTAGAAAAAACAACAAGATCATCGTTGTTACTAAAATGAGAATCAGTAAACCGTCTGTTTGATGATACAAAGCCATAACCGTAATCGTAACTATCAAGTGTCGGACGGTACACAATAAACATATCCATGTCAGCAGAAAAGGTGAGTCCATTTTTCAAGTAAAAATGGCGACCAACAAGCAGTTTGTCTCCTGAAGATCCAGGACCAAAGGTGAATCCTATGGCAGCAGATCCCAAAGCCAATCCGCTTCCTCTCACGATGGTCTGCGGTCCAAATATCACACCGCCGTCAAACGAAATTCCAGTAGCACCCACAACACCGTTGTCGTTGATGGCAAGCGTGGGACGCAGTTTGTCAATCGTGACTCCTGCATTATAAGTGTCTACTCGGAATCCGGATGTTGATGTAAAGGACGGCGAATACACCGGTTTACCCTTGTACCGCATTTCTTTGATTGTGACTGAATGTCCGAGATTAGGAAGCCCGTCTTCATAAAAAGCAGAATCTAGATAAAAAGTTTTTCCAGAACCAACATCAATTTGCCGTATTACCACACCGTCCTTGGTGTACACCATAAACGGTTCTGCGTATTCAATCTCAAAAACAGAGTTGTCAAATTGTGAATTATTAGCGGATTGTTCTATAGAAATAGTATTTCCAAGTTCGTGAATGGCAATTAGTCTACTATGCGAAACAGTATGATATGGACCGTAAGAGTACCAGAAATAACTTGATGTAATGCTAGTGCTAGCGGGGGTTTCACTCAATCCAAGCATTACAAGACGACCTGGCTTGAATCCTCCACAAAGACCATTAAAAGTAAAAGTAAGTTTTGTAACGGCATCTGTGGCATTATAAACCTGATTACTCCAACCAGTAACAGCAGCAGAAATTTTTGCAAAAGATGCAACATCATTCCACCGATCCCATGTAGGCGGAATCGCATCATTTCCACTTGGAGAAGCATCGCGCCAAACATCCATGCTTGCGCCATTGACTACCGATCCACACACGCCAATATTCTCTGGCTTGAGCCACAGCACAAGACCGTTCAGCCCCTGCGGAGTCCACGCATTCTCTTTCTGACGATACCACGCACTAGTGCTGCCCAGTGGCGCACCAATAGGATTGTGTGCGGTGCGTCCGCCTTCAGGCACATAGCAGTAGGTGTATCCCAACGATGTTCCCACAAACACAGTACCCACCGAAGTGGTCTTACCGTCTGGTCCAACTTCAGAAGTAGATCCGATATACGGATTATAGCCGAGCGGATACAGGTCGCCTGTGACTCCAAGCCAATATCCAGTAGTACTGACACCGTTGGCACGAAGATCCAGTGTAGTGCCAACCCTATACGGGGTGTATCTTCCAATGAGAGGAATCTCGAAGAATGTGCCTTGATCGGAACTAGTCAGCGTGTTATCCAAAGACTTCTGCACAAGTATGGATCCAAACATCCGCATACCAGCAGGGTGGACAATACTTTTAAGAACACCAAAGTATGTGTCTATGGAAACTTCAGACTTTAATTCATACGAGAACTCTTGGTAGTAGTGTCCGTCTTGTATTTTTTTGTTGGACGACAGTTTTCCACGATTGCCTGAAAAATATCCAGGATAGTTCGTAACGGCGGTTTTCTTGGCAATCACTACCGCGCTTTGCACACCAGTCTCACTAAAGATGTTTACCGTGACATCACCCGAATAGTTAAATCCAGAATTTGAAATGCTGATGCGCTTAACGCTGCCCGCAAGCCCGGTCTGCTCTACCTGTGCAGCGAATCCTGTTCCACTGGCTGTAACAGTTACTGCGTCACCAACACGGTATCCGCTTCCCGCTAGTTGGACAAAGAAGTCACCCAGCACGGAATACGCAACTTCTGTCCACTCGCTGCTGTCTTTCTGAATCCGCACTTCCAAATTGGGCAGAAACTCTCCATTGATGTCTGTTATGAAGAATTCCGTAACAGGCAAACCGTTAAAGGAATACTGTATCACGGTGTCGATGAACGCGCTCGCAACAAGCACTGATCCGTTGTACTGCACCAATTGTCCGCTTTTGCCGCCAAACAAATCGCTGCCGTTGCTGCTGGTTGTCTTGACAGAACGCGGCTCAACCCACACACCATCAGACGCTTTCAGAATATCGTTCTTGGGGTAGTAAAACTCCAAGTCCGAATCGTACAGCAGACGGAACAGGAACTTGTACGCGCTTTCAGTGCCTTTGTTGCCGTAGAAGTCACGGATCTTTTTCAGCAGCAGATTCTTGTTGGGTGTCTTTCCGGCTGCGTTCACAGCAAACAGTTCAGGAAAAGACACCAGATAGGTGTTCTTGAAGTGCGAGTAGAACTCATCCAAACTGCGATCAGAATCCCATATGGTGTCGAGTTTGCTCAACACATATCCAGGATTTCCTTTTTGCTCCATCCACTCGTAATACGCCTTGATAAACAACACCAATTTGCGATAGTCGGTCTGCATGAAAGACGGAAACTGCTCCCGTATGAAAGGCGACAGAATCTTTTCAAGTGCTTCCGCTTCGGTGGTAAGGACAATGTTGTTTACCGCAGCCATATTACGCCTTCAGGTTCTGCTTGCGATTGATTTGTGTTTGCAGAGACACGCCAACGGAATCAGCATACCCTCTGCTGACGCGAAGAATGTTGTTTTCAAAAACAAACACATCGGTGTTCTGCGGCTTGACTGTCACGGTGAACAGTGGTGAAGCCGTGGTGCTTGTGGGATTGGGGTTGAACTTGGTGCTAAATTTCACTGTTCCGTTGGTGTAGTCTACCAAGCCCATATTGGGGTACACCACAGTCTGCACTCCGTCTGCATCGGTAGTAACCAAATTCAGGTTTCCGTATCCGTCATCAGCGGCAGTGGCATTATTAATCAGCACACCGTCTGTATTGTAGTGAGAGAACGCAGTAGTTGACACCACACTTGAGTGCCCGTCATGCGGATGGTACAGTGGATTCTTGAAATCCAAAGCCAGCCCCTTGGAGTTCACGAGTTTACTCAAATTGGTGGTCTTGCGTAGAGTAATGCTTGTCTGATTTCCAAGAATGGCATTGCTCAAGGTATTGATTCCTTGAGTGAGTTTTGACAGATAGAAATTCGCACCAAAGTTTTCAAGCAGAGTTGCAGAGTAGGTGTAGATGTACGCCACCACCAAAGCCTTGAGAGTTCC